AACTTAAAGGTGGACGAATTGGTGGGCAGTCAGACCGAATCGAGCCAACACAAGTAATTGAGATTGAAGGCGCACCGGGCGTTGACGATGTACGTAAGTTGGCCATGCCAATGCCGTTCAACCAACCATCTAGCGTTCTATACAACCTCCTAGGTTGGTTAACAGATGCAGCTAAGGGTGTAGTCTCTACAGCCGAAGAGAAGATTGGCGAAGCAAACAACAACATGCCAGTTGGAACAGCCCAAGCGCTGATCGAACAAGGCGCAAAAGTATTCTCAGCAATTCACGGTCGCTTACACCGTTCACAAGCTAAATCTCTTGCTATTATCTCCAGACTAAACCACTGGTACTTAGAAGAGATGGATAACCAGTCTGGTACTGAGATCCAAGTTCGTGACTTTGCTTCAAACAACGACGTACGCCCAGTATCAGATCCTAACATTTTCTCTGAGACACAACGTGTCGCTCAGAACCAAGCCCTGTTACAGATGGCTACAAGCGCGCCTCCGGGCATGTTTGATATTCGTGCAGTTTATCGCCGCGTATTAGGTCAACTTAAAGTTCCGTCAATTGACGAAGTATTACCAAACCCAATGGGTGCTAAAGAGTCTAACCCTGCGCTAGAAAACGTATCCATGACTATGGGTCGTCCAGCTGCAGCTTACCCAGACCAAGATCACCTTGCTCACATTAAGATTCACTTAGCCTATGCAAATGATCCAGCTTATGGCGGCAACCCTGTTATTGGGCCTGCTTTTTCTCCTCATGCTTTAGAGCACATCAAGCAACACTTAACATTGCACTACCTGCAATCTATGCGTTCATACGTGGCGCAAGCAGCTGGTGGAAAAGACACAATGGAACTCCACCAAGAGAAGCCATTGGATCTGGAAGCACAACAAGCGTTGGCACTGGCCTCACAAATGGTTAGCGAAGACGCACAGCAAACACTTGGTCAGTACATCGAACAGATTCAACAACTGGCTCAGAAGGTACAACAAGCTCAACAGGCACAGCAGCAGAACATTGCAGCTAATGACCCAACAGCTCAGGTTATCCTTAAGACTCAGATGGCTGAGACAGAGCGTAAGGCTGCTGAGTCTGCTGCTAAGATGCAGCAAGCTGCTGCTAAGGATAAGCAAGAGTACGAGTACAAGATTGCTGAGATGCAACGTAAGGTTGCCGAGTTGCAAACTAAGTACCACACTCAAACTGTTGTGGATGCCAATAAGAACGCGACTAACATCGCTATGGCAGACATTAACAACGCCTCACGCGAGCGCGTGGCTACTATCAACGCTAACGCACAGTTAAGCCAAGATCAGTTAGCTATGGCTCACGAGCAAAACTTGACAGCGATGCAAGCATCACAAGCAGCTCAGCAAGAGTTGCAATCCCATGGCTTAGAGATTGAGAAGCGTCAATTTGAACAGCAAGCTCAGGCAGTACAGCAACAGATCGGCGCGCAACAACAAGCCCAGCAGTCTGGCTTAGAGCACGCAGCAACATTGCAGCAAAACGATCAAGCACACCAACAAGCATTAGAACAACTAGCAGCACAACCAGCACCAACACCCCCACAAGGACAAGTATAATGGCAATTAAAAAACAAGCAGGCGAAATTGGATTTCGTCAAAACTACAAAGAGACTGGCACAATCACCTCTGGTGGCGGCCCAGCAGCTAAGGTAGACAATGGACCATCAGGTTCTAAGCGCCCTAACAATGCAGTTAAAGGTAAACCTGCCCGCTCTTCTAAAGTCGGTCCAGATAAGAACCTTAAAGACATCGGCGGCGGCAACTTTTATTAATGTTTGGGGCGCCTCGCCCCAGATGTTTGTATTATTGTTAGTATGAGAGACTTTATTTCTGAAATTATTTCGCGGACGCGAGATGAGCAGGCAAAATTGGCGGAAACCCTCACCGCTGGAAATAATGTCAATAGCTTCGAGGATTACCAACGCTTAGTTGGTAGACACGAAGGTTTTGCGTTAGTGCAAGACATTATAAATGAAATTCTGAGGGAAGACGAAGAAGACGACCTGTAGAGGTCATAGGAGGCAGCCGGATGGCAGCATTTGATGTAAAGTCAAGCGAAGATCCAGATACAAGATCGGAATTAGATTGTTTCCCCGATGTTGATCATGGTATCGAAGTAGCTGGAGATAGGGTTTTAGTTCAACTAAGACGACCTAAGACAGCAAGTAAAGGTGGAATTATCCTCGTTGAGGAAACCACACAAACGATTAAGTTCAATGAGACAGTTGCAAAGGTTCGCCAAATTGGCCCCTTAGCATACAAATCACCAGAAGATTTAAGCCCATGGCCGGAAGGCAATTGGTGTAATGTTGGTGACTTGGTACGTACTATCAAGTACGGCGGCGACCGATTTGTGGTTGACGCAGGTGATGATGGCGCCCCAGTGGTGTTTATTACCTTGCAGGCTCGTGAAGTCATCTCTCGTATCCGCGATTTTGCGGCAGCGCAGAAGATGAAGGCGTTTGTAGATTAACTTTGTAGAAAGTACAAGATGGCAGAAAATGAAAAAGACGTTCCGATTAGGGAACAAGAAGATGGATCAGTATTAGCCCGCGTAGAAGCCCCAGAAGGGTTTGACGACGAGGAAGAGCTCAAAGAAGGTGGCAAAGTAGAAGCTGCCGATGAAGATTCCGATGAGGAAGATAGTCAAGAAGAGCAACAAGAAGATCAAGAGGACGATGACGAGCGCGAGAGAATCCGCGAAGCACGTAGAGAAGAGCGTAGACTAAAGAAAGAACTGTCTAAGCAACGCACAGCCTCAGATAAACACAAGATTAGTGCACTTGAAAAGCGTAACGAAGAATTAGCCCGCCGCTTAGCAGCGGTAGAATCAACAGCATCAACGTTCCAGTTTGCACAGATTGACAAGGCCCTTGAAGATGAGGCAACCCGTGTCGAATATGCAAAAATGAAAATGTTGCAAGCTGCTCAGTCAAATGATGCAGCAGGACAGATGGAATATCTGGAACAGTTGACAGAAGCTAAACAACGTTTACAGCAAGTTCAAGCGTACAAGAAACAACAACTCGATCAAGCTAAGGCACCAAAGCAAAACGTACCAAACGAGTTAGCAGCTGAAGTTCAGCAAAATGCTAATAAGTGGTTAAAGCGTAATAGCTGGTATGACCCGCAAGCTCGAGATACAGATAGTAGAATTGCCAAGGTAATAGATCAAGAACTCGCAGCCGATGGTTGGGATCCAAGTGATTCTGAGTATTGGGAAGAGTTGGATAATCGTTTACAGTCCCGTTTGCCACACCGCTACACAGCACGTGGTAACAGCAATAATAAGCGCTCATCTGCAGGCCCAACAGCCTCCAGCAGGGTTGCTAATAGCTCCAACGCTAAGCCTAACACAATCACATTAAGCCGTGAACGTGTTAACGCAATCAAAGACGCTGGCGCATGGGATGATGTAAGTAAACGAAACAAAATGATCCGGGCGTATGCAGATTACGACCGCAATAATAAAGGATAATCAAAATGGCAAATACAAGAATTAAACGGGACTTAGATGATCGCTTAGCCGATCGAGTTCAAGAAGTGGTGGAGCGCTCAAATGGCGCGGCACCGGATGACATTGCACGTCGTGAACGCCTTGATGCGTTTAGAGACAAGTGGGCAAATAGTGCGTTGCCCGATCTTCCCGCGGGGATCATTCCCGGGATGCACTTGTGTTGGTTGTCAACAACCAATACTTACGACAGTATCGACAAACGTATGGCATTGGGTTATGAGCCAGTTAAAGCCTCAGAATTAGGAAAAGGCTTTGAAGGACTAGGCAAAATGAGCTCGGGCAAGTTTGAAGGCTGTGTTAGCTGTAACGAAATGGTACTCTTCAAATTACCTGAGGATATCTATCAAGAAGTAATGCGTATGCTCCACTTGGAGGATCCGCTTGAACACCAACGCAATATTACAGCGCAAGTTCGCGATACGGCGCAGGGTAATAAAGGTGGTCGTTCAGTTCTTGAGGGTGGTCTTCTCGAAATGGAAAAGGATACCGCAAGAGCGAACAATAAAAATGTTCGTTTCCAATAACATTCTTCAAAAATAAAAACAAAGGAAACACACTAAATGTCCACAACATTTCGTCCCTTTGGCATGAAGCCTGTGTATCACCCAAGTGGTTTAGACCGTTCTGTACCTTTCGCAGGTACAAACAGCTTTATCACTGGCGTGTCATACAGCGCTCCTTACTCTTTGAGCACTGGTCAGTCTTTCTACCAGTATCAACCAGTTGGGATCACGTCAAACTACCAGCAACGACGGCACAATTTCAGCCGATACAACTGGTGCTTCAATGATTTCACGCCAAGCTGCCGTTGTTGGCGGTGCAGCTCAGACTCTGGTAATCCCAGCTGGTTCAATCATCTCCAATATCAAGATGTACATTAACGTTGTAGGCGCTGCTTCACGTGCAGTTAGCTTGACAGT